TGAGAACTCAAATGCTTAGTAGGAAACTTAAACTATGGACGAAGTCGCTAGGTTGTTAGTCCTAAAGTCCCTATGGCTCACGGAGATTACGTCGAAAGTGGGTGGGCATAAGCATGTGCGTAGCAACCGGAGCGAACCACATGCTTTCATTGTTCCTCTAGCTTAATTGGTAAGCAGTGTATGGGGTTACCCGAACACTTAGACAGGTTCGACTCCTGTGGGGAACATTTGGATCAAGATACAGAAGTCTATGGACCTGTACCTAACATGCTGACGCGAATCGTGGCGGCCTCTGTTGCTTCCATAGCGCAGTCGGTAGAGCAGAGGACTTTTAATCCTTGGGTCGTAGGTTCGAGTCCTACTGGGAGCATTAGTTATTTCCATTTTGAAAACAACTGGGAGCATGACAGTTGCAAAAAATGCAACAGTCGTTAACCGTGGGATTCATGTAATAGAAGCGAATGGCCAGCGGGCTCATTGCTAATGAGTTGGTGATAAAACACCTGCAGGTTCAAATCCTGTCTATTCCGTATTGATAAAATATAGTCACAGAGAGTCCTGTCAGTGTTAAGCTGGCGGGACTTTTTGTGTGTCGTATGTTACAATTGAATTATCTAAAAGGGAGGTGTATTATGAACAGAGGTGACAAGAGCGCAAAGTACGCTAAAAAGAAGAGTGAAGAAATACAACTAAAGAATCGCAAATACATGCGGACCGTTGCAACGTGGCAATCACTGGTAAAGGAACTAACGCCAGATCAGTTAGATAGCTACCCAAGTACGGAGTTATATAGAGAAAGTGTGCTGTTGGTAGGCAAACCTATTCCAATGGTTACTAATCGAGAATTGATTCAATTAGTAGCGTCTGCTATTGCTGTTAAAATGGCTAGTGATGTAGAAGATGATTTAGATGAACAACTAGATTACGAAATGGAAGATTGGGAAATTGATAAGGAAAATGACCGCTGGGAGGATATTCTTAAGCGCTGGGCGACTGCTTTTGCGGTAGCCTACTCCGCAACCTTGTTAGACTCAGTCTACACAGGTAAGCCTATTGGTAAAAACCTTAAGGAAGAACTAGATAAGTTTAACCGACACATGGGGCTGGTATATGAGAATGAAAGCTCAAGAGTGTGGGTGCGTAAGGAAACCAAGCGACTAAGTCAGGATAATGTAAAGTATGTTAAGTGGGTTGCACAAGTGAATGCTTGCAAGATTTGTCAACCATTGGACGGTAAGGTATTCTTACTTGAAGACTTGCCAGATGATTATAGAAAGCACGTGAATTGCCGGTGTGAATTGGTACCAGTTGATAAGGCTGACTATTTATCTGATGGTGGCGATTATGATGCTTAGAAAGGGGGTGCAGTTAAGTGTTAGAACCTGATAAAATTGAAAAGCGACGTACAGATATTGCAGTACAACTAGGTACAGGTTTGAGTGTTGCGGAAGTTAGTTTTCAAAATGATATTGATTTGTCAATAATTTATCGCTGGTTAGGTGAACCAGACTTTGTTGCGATTGTTGACGAAACCCGTGGTTCAGACTTACGTAAGACGTATGGGGCTGGAGCGCAGGCATTACTAGATATTATTCAAGATCCTACTTCTACTAATCGAGCTAAAATTGATGCTACCAATGCAATCGCCAACCTAATGGGAAATGAACAAAAGATTTTGGGAGAACGGTTAAAGAATGAGAAGATTGTGCGTGAGATTAACGGGGATATTACTGACGCACCAATGATCAATGTGATCATGCCTGAACAAGGAGCACCTAATGAGTGATATAAACCTTAATTTGGGACAGTTGGTAGGTAAGGCTTATTACCCGCTGTTTTCAAGTAAAAACAGATACATTGCTATTAAAGGTAGCCGTGGCTCAGGTAAGTCTCAAGCAATATTCACCAAAATTATATTCGATATTCTTACGAAACCGTGGTGTAATTATCTAATCGTTAGACGATACAGTAACACGCACCGTAAGAGTACGTTTAGTACCTTTGAGCAGGTTAGCGAACGAATGCACGTTCATGACTTATTCAACTTCAATTCTAGTTTGCCTGAAATAACGTACTTACCAACAGGACAGAAGATATTTTTTGTTGGTGCTGATAAACCTGAAAGTGTTACGTCAATCACGGCGCCAGTTGGTGGGTTAACGCACATGTTGGTTGAAGAAGCTTACCAGATGGAAAGTGAAGAAAGTTTTGATAAGATTAATGATAGCTTGCGTGGTAAGGTTTCTGGATATCCTGAGGCGTTTTATCAGACAATTATTATTTTTAATCCTTGGTCAGAATCAACTTGGCTAAAAGGTCGCTTTTTCGATGAAGATACTCGAGAAAAGGATTTGCTTAGTTACACGACTACTTTTGAAGACAACCCGTTTTTAGATGATGATTTCGTCAAACGAATGGAAGACCTAAAGGTTAAGAATCCTAAAAAAGCACAAGTAGTTGCTTATGGTAATTGGGGAATTAGTGAAGGGTTGATTTATGAGAATGTTCGTCAAGGGCATAAACCATATGATAAACAATTACCGTTGGTAGTTGGTCTTGACTTTGGGTTTACTAATGACCCGACAGCACTTGTAAAGGCATATATTGATCAAGAAGACAGCAAAATTTATGTTGATAAGGAAAGTTATAGAAAAGGTCAGACAAACCAAGATGTTGCTCAGACGATTAAAGACCTAAACCTTGACCGCAAAACAGTTATTGCTGATAGTGCTGAACCAAAGAGTATCGCTGAGTTAAAGCGGTCGGGCATTGGTAAGGTTAAACCAGCCTTTAAGGGTAAAGATAGTATTAATTTTGGAATTGATATTCTGCAAGGGTATGAGATTGTCGTGAGTCCAGAGTGTCCGAACGTCTGGAAAGAAATAAGCATGTATGTTTGGGACACGCAAAAGAATGGACAGTTGACAAATAAACCTGTTGATGCCAATAATCATGCTATGGACGCTTTGAGATATGCCTGTGTTAACTATCTAGTAAGAAATGGCGGTCGTGGTATGAGTTATGAAGACCGTCGTAAACTAATGAATTAAGGGGAATTTTAATGGTATATGATACAGGAAATACATGGAAACATGTTAATAATTTTGAAATAGACCTTGACAAAGGGGGTAATGCGAACCAAAATGTTAAATATCAACTTGACGAAGATTTTACTGATGAAGATTTAGGTAAAGTCATCTCACATTGGCAATCGAACCAGTTGCCTCGTTTAGAAATGTTGCACGATTATTATTATTCACATAACGGCGGTATTCTAGGGCGTGAGTCACGTACACGTGGCTCTGATTACCGAAAGAGTTCACCGTTTGCACGTCAGATTAGCGACTTCTTAACAAGTTACAGCGTTAGTAATGCAGTTGCACCAATTTTCAAGGAAAATGATGGACATGAACAATTCGATAAGTTCAATCGTATCAACGATATTGATAGTTTAAATTATGACATTTGGTTAGATACCAGCGTGTTTGGTCGTGGATATGAGTTAGTGTATCGCAATAGGGATAAGGAAACACATAGTGTTCGTATTGATCCACGTGAGGCTTTTGTAATTTACAACTTAGATATTGAACCAACACCAATTGCGTTTGTTCGTGTTGTATCTAACCCGTTACATGATGACGGTAAACGGGATATTACAGTTTACAAAACTGACGGAACATACAGCTACCATGCTGTTCCTGCAAATGGTAACTTGGGTCGCTACACTGATTTTATTCCAAATGCATTTGACGATGTTCCTGTTATTGAATACATGAACAACAATGAACGGGTCGGTGACTTTGAACCAGTCATTGGCTTGATTGATTTGTATGATTTTGCCAACAACGACACAGCCAACTGGCTAAGTGATTTACCTGACAGTACTCTGGTATTGAGTGGTGATATTGACTCAATGCTTGGTACTGGTAATGAATACGATGAAGATGGCTTTGAAGACGCTGAACTTGGTAAGCGTAAGGTTTTGAAAGAGCTGAAAGACTCTAACTTGTTAACATTGCGTACAGGTATTGGTGCCAACGGTCAGGAAATTCCAACAAAGGCCGAATACTTGCACCCTGAGTATGATGTTAACGGTCAAGAAAGTTATAAGAAGCGACTCGAAGATGATATCTTCCGCGGTTCATATGTTCCTAATCTTGCCCAAATGAGTGTTGGTGGTTCGATTAGTGGTATTGCTATGAAATATAAGTTACTTGGCACCATTGAGATTAGTGAACGTAAGCGCCGATTCTTTGAAAAAGGGTTGCGCCAACGCTACAACATCGTGGCAGAAGTTGATACAGCGATCAAACCATTACTACCAGAACTGGTATTCCGATTCACGGATAACTTACCAACGGATAACGCAACGATTGCAAAGCAGCTGCACGACGCTGGTTTGAAGTTACCACAAGAATACCTCGCTGGGTTGTTACCTGATGTTGATGACGTGGACGCATTCATGGATAGCGTTCAGCGTGAAGAAAACGCCATTACAGACCAATATCAACAAGGATTAGGGTTTAACCAAGAATAAACTAAAACGTCTCTAGGATAGACTAGGGGCGTTTTTAAGTGTATTATAATGGTAGGAGGGTTGGACCATGGAAAATTTAATACGGGAACTTTTGCACGGTTCAACAAATTTAGGGGTATTTAAGGTATATTTGTTTGTGGGCTGTGTTGAATTGTTAACGGGATACCTAGCTAATATTTATGCCGGTAAAAATTTACAAGAGTCCATCGATCGTGAAGCAGTCATTAGACACATTTCAATCTTCTTGACAACATGGGGAGGTCTAGCGTTAAGTTATATACCAGAAACACCCCCAATTATTGATGATGTTGTGGGTTTCATGATCGCATTCTTTGTAATAACATACGGGTTTGATATACTTGACAATTTCTCAAAAATGGGCGTTAATATCCCTAAGTTCCTACTAAAAGATAAGGAGGATAAATATCATGAAAGGGAATAGGCTACATGTTGCCTTAATATTGTCTGCCTTTCTTGTTGGTGTTGGTCTTGTAGGTAACGAACCAAAAATTAATGCCGTAACTATTCTAGATAATGAAAGGGTTGAGTAATGGAAGATTTTTTGAATCAGCTTGTAACGGGTTCCAGCGTGTTAGGAATCTACAAGTTTTATATTTGGGCGGGTGTTCTTGACATTATCACAGGGATAGCACAATCTTTGTACAATGGTACATATACTGCCGAAGAAAATAAAAAAGGGTTGTTGACACATTCAGTTGTGTTTATTGTTATCACGTCAGGTTTGTTAGTAGGAAGAGAGCATGATATACCAATGATAACCGATGGGGCTATTATGGCAGGGATTGGTTTCTTTGGGGTTATGTATGTGCTTTCAGTTATTGAGAATCTAAATAAAATGGGCATTCCTGTGCCTGATGTAGTTGTCAAAGCTATGGATAAAGTGAGGGGTAAAGATGAAAACAAGTAAAAAAGGACAAGATTTAATTAAGAAATTCGAGGGTTTTAAACCATATGGTTATGATTTAGGTGATGGCGTTATCACTGCGGGTTGGGGTTCAACTAGTTTGCATCACCCTATCCGCAAAGGTGTGCGATACGACACCGCAACCTTGCAAAAGTGGTTTGAAGACGATTTAAAGGTTTATGAGAAAGCAGTACAACGTTTCATGCCTAACGCAAACCAAAACCAATTTGACGCACTAGTATCGTTCGCTTATAACCTTGGCGCTGGTATCTTTGATCAATATGCTGGTTTGTGGCACTTGCCTCAAGATATGGGTAACTTTATCATGCGGGGAACTCCGTTTGAACAAGGGTTACGCAATCGACGAAACCAAGAAATCGCCCTATATAATACACCGGTAAATAGTCCTGTTCCAAAGGACGCTGATAAGGCTACCAAGCGATTATATGAACTTGGGGGTCGCTGGGTTATCAACAGTACG